CGGAATAGAGGGCGGTATATGGGGAGTAGGCCCTATTAGAACTATTACTGAATACGAAACACTAACAGGCTTAGACTTTAAAAAAATGTATAACGTTGGCAGTGATACAATAGTAGTAAGAGAAAAGGAATAGAATGAGGATAGCAGTTATAGTACTTAGTTTATTTTCAGTATCATTTGCCATGGCATATTTTTCTGTACTTAAAAGACTTGAAGTCCTTACTAAAGCATTTGCACAATTAGTTGTTCTTAACTCTACTATTCAAGAGGCATTTGAAGCAAACATTCAGTCACCAGTAAGTAAAGAAGATCAAGACATACATAAAGAAAACTTTATTAAGTTTCTTTCTGATTCTCGTGATTGGGCATTTGAGTATATTGAAGATGTGCAAACACAATTAGAGACTTTTGTTAGAGATGTTGAACCAGAGATTATGTACTTTGATGAATATGGTCTTGTTGGAGATGCATACCCACACTATCACTCAATGAAAAAAATATCTGCAGCCTATAAAGATTTAAAGAAGTTGCTTCCAGAGGAAGTCGATGATAGACGCTAGAGGCATCCCAACTTGTGAGTGCCCAAGTTGTGGTGGTACATTGTTTAGAGCCTTAGTATCTTTTGATTCAAACACATATATGGTAGGCATGTATCACCTAGATATACAATGCCACGACTGTGGCGCTCTTTGTACAGCACCAACACCAGTAGATCATCCTGAAAATCCAAGCCAAGATCATGGAATGAAAGAATGATTATTCCAAAACTAAAAAGATTTGAAGATAGCATTAGATATGATTATGCGGTTTGTGAAATAGAAGACTGCATTAATGAAGCAACAATACTTGCTATGACAGAAACAAGATACGTAGACTTCTGTGAAAAACATCACAGAGAATATATAGTGGGGAACAGATGAGAGATATATTTCTATCAATACTAACAGGTTTTGGATGTGGCATTGTATTTGCTGCATTCAAATTGCCAGTTCCAGCACCGCCCGTTTTTGCGGGTGTTGCAGGTATCATAGGCCTATGGGCTGGCTACTACATACTAACGAAAGTTATATCCTAGGAGGAAAAATGAACGAACAAATTAAAGCAGTATTAGCATCATACGGACGATCAGTTCTTGGTGCAGCAACTGCAATGTACGCATCTGGTGTGACAGATCCAGAGACATTGGCTTACTCACTACTCGGTGCACTAGTGCCCGTAATCTTGAGAGCAGTCAATCCATCAGACACGGCATTCGGACGTATGCCTGCTGAGTCAGACATTGAGGCAGCACTAAAGAGTGCTAAGGTTGTCAAGAAGGCTGCTAAGAAGAAGCCTGCTGACAAGAAGTAAGTTTATCTTACATAGAAGGGCGGGTCTTCGGACCCGCTTTTTTATTTCTCTAAAATATCTAAATACTTTTGTTTTAAGTTTTCTGCAGCAAAGTTATTCATAGCAATTTCAAAAGCCTGTTTCTTTTCTGCAATCTTAGACTTTTGTTTCATATAATCATCTACCATTCTTGCAAGACTTTTTGGGTCTGCAGCATGTACATCAAGAACTGCTCTAGTTTTAAGTATGCCAATTTTATTAGACTTTACTAGCCACTCTTGAGGAAGAATCTTGTTATTTGGAGATATGTCTGTCATAAATACTGGAAGCCCCGACATAAGCGCTTCATTCATTGGAAGGCATAGACCAGCATATCTTCTTGGCAATATCATTGCATCAAAGCCATCATACATATCTTCACGGCTTTCTGAATCTTTATTGTCTATTACTAATCTTGGATCATCACATTTTATATCTAGTGGTGTCTGTGTTCTAACTACAACCTTAAAATCTTCTTCTGCATACTTAAGCATATCTATTACAGACTTTGTGCCATTTCTATCTTCAGAAGCAGCCTTTCCTCCAATATGAAGTATTCGATTATGATTTTTAGAAAGGTTGTTTTCTCTTACTTTATCAAACAATGTATGATCTGTTGGCGGCGGTAGATAGGTAACATTAGTTTTACTACCAAATAACTCAGTCATATGATCAAAATTCCATAGGCTAGGGCCAAGAAATACATCTGGCAAAGCAAAATCAGATCTATTTAAATGATCTAAGTACTCATAGTTATATTGTAATACAGTCTTAACTCCAACACGTCTAGCAAGGTCTATAAACTGATTACTATAAAATGTTTCACAGGTTAGTACAACATCTAATCCACGAAGAAAAGATGTTATGTCTCCATGTTTAGGAAATCCTCTAACTGGGTGCAGATCATATCCGTTATACCACTCTGGATGCTGTTTATTCCTATTAAAAGATGTTGAATTAATAAGCATAATCTTTGTTGGATTAAGCATATATACAAGTTCTCTTGTTTGGTTGCCAAGCCCAGTATTATCTGATCTTGCGATAATTCCTAGTCTCATTCAGTTAATCCCCATGCTTCATCATCAGATGTAAACTTTCTTGTACCCGCACGACCATCTAAGTGGTATGAACGTTTGATGTCTCCTTCTGGATGATATATCCAAAGTTTATGCTTAATCCAGCCATCATCTTGAACAACCCCGTGGAACTTATCTTCAATAAAAGTCTTTTCATCTGAAACTCGTAATACTTCTTCACGATAATAATCAACACGAGATAGGTGTGGCCTTTGGCTCCACTGAATTGTTTTTAAAAAGTTGCCCTTTTTCTTAAGCATTAGGTGGCTATGATCTGGAGGAATTGATGCTTCAAAGTGAAACCTAATTGTATTTGCTTTACCAAACTCCAACATATCTAAGCATTCATCCCAGGCAATATGTCTATCACCAGTAATAGGAGCATCTCCTTCAACATAAAGCATCAAAGGTGTTTTAATTAAGTCTATTGTTTTTTTCATCATTGTTGTCTGGTGGCTGTGTTCATCAAAAATAATTGGCAGAACATTTTTCCATTCATGCAAACACTTCCAAAGAACACGACTTTTAAACTCATCGTAATCTGCTTTTCTGTTTAACCTTTCTTCACGCAGACCATCAATTTGTAGGATGATTTCGTTTTCTGGAAAATGCATTCTCACTTCTCTAATAGTTTCATCAAGAATTCTTGTATCTGGATGGCTTGGTAAAACAGAAGTTACCATAACAATTGTTACATCGTTCTTATTCATTTACCTGCTCCATAATCTTTATAGAAAAATCTCTTTTATATTTAATCCACCACGATACAACCTTGTGCATATTATTGGGATAATCATTAAGTAAATTAGGAACAATACTTTTTAGGCTATGCCAATTGTTTGTTTTTGTTATTGGGATATCTTCTGCTCCAACGTATGCAAAGAAATCTTTTTCAATACCCTTTGAGTCTACCAGATCCCCTACTGGAAGGCATAACATTTCTATTGATTCAAAGAACCTAAAGGTATCAACAACCTGCGCTCCTGCAGGACATGGGGCTATCTTAGCCTTTGACATAGTGGCATAGTAGTCTTTAGGTGTATCTCCTTGTGCAAAGCCTGGAGTGGGCTTGTAGAGGCTGTTTGGAAGGCCTGGCATGGCTTCTCCAAGTTCTTTTCTACGCTGATGAGTTATTTGACCACCAAAATAAACATCATATTCTTTGATAGGATAGTTAGGCAAATTGTCTTTAATATGTTGAGGAGCACCGATGAAAACCTTATTGTATTTTTCATGTTTTTGGTGAGGGTATTGAACCCATATCTCAATATTAGGATGAGATATCTTATCTACATTAAAGTGAGCACCTTCATCACCAGTAATAAATAAAACTACCCTGCCTAAATTTTTTAACTCTTCAGATATTCTATCTTCTTTGCCAGCATTTCCCTGACCAGGAATAACAACAAAAGCACGTTCTTCATTTGGTATCTGTTTTACAGTTACCTGCTCAATATGATTTCTATCAAAGGTTTGTTTTAATAGACCGTAATCCCATTTACCATCAGCAGAATCAAGTGGATCAATAGAATATAGATAGGCTTTAATCATTTCGTAGCCCTTACAAACATCCATTGTGGATGCATATGGTTTTCAAAAACTAAGTTTTTAAATCCTATATTGGTCAACATCTTTTGAATTTCTGATTTAGATGTTTGATAAGAGTATGGTGAATTTTCTTCTCCAATAACAAATTGAAAATATATATTGCCACCGTTTTTTAAGTTATCATAGGCAAGTTTTACATAGTTAGTTTTTTCTTGATGTTCAATATGCTGAAAAACCAACATCGAATATACTAGGTCAAGATTATTTGCAACCTCTTGATACTTTATATTATCTTTTTTAGGTGCAAGTTTTATCATCTCATCAGAGATATCTATTGCATAGAAATTACATTCTTTATATTTTTCTGAAAGCGGATCAAGTAATCTTCCTATTCCACAACCAATCTCTAGAACATTATTCCAACTACTGTTATTGTTTTCTATAAGATCTAAAAAGTTTTCAGTGGATGCCCACTCGTCTGAAATATATTTATATCTTACTTCTGGATCTGCTGCAGCATTATCCCAAAAAGTTTTAGCATGATTCATAATATAAATGTACCTCATGCTGATAGTCTAGTATTGTTTCTTTATATCCAAGTTCCATAATCCAATATCTAAGGTCCCACAAATATTTGTTCCAATACATAATCATAAATTCTGGATGACCAGATAGCCAAATCTTTGGCTTATGCTCTCTTAAAACCTTTTCTGCACCAGTTAGAACAGCCCACTCACTTCCTTCTACATCAAGAGTTATAGCGGTAGGTGGCTTAATTCCTTTATCATAAACACAAGAATCAATTGTTATTTGCCCATACTTAGACCCCTCAGTGTGTAATTCTTTAAATCCATGTGCAGCATCAATGGTTGAGTTTGCCTCTGGTGGAAATTCATTGTAATAGATTCTTGTAAGATTATTATTTTCATTAGATGCAAAACCAGGTATACATGCAACTGGTTTATCTAAATTATTGCTTTCCCATATTAATGGATAGTGCGACCAAACTTTTGGGTTTGGTTCAAAGATAACAGTTTCTGCTCCCCAAATCTGACACAGAGCAACCATTTCTCCTTCTTCTCCACCAACATAATAAACTACATCGCCAGAGCCAATATTTTTGTGCATTGACTCAAGTCTTTTCCTTTCCCAGCCCTTATCTGTGTACCACTCTGGTCTATCAGCACGATGCTTTGGTAAAATCATTTCAAACTCACCATTAAGTTTTGCTTTAATCATTTCTGTCATTTTTCCAACCACCTTACTAATGGGACTTTTGGTGTCCATCCAGTTAAATCTTTAAACTTTTGATTAGATGCAAGAGTTTCTTGTACCTCACCAATTCTTGACGGTATAAATTTGATATCATTTGATATCATATTAGCAATCTCAAGTATAGAGTAGTTACTTCCATACCCAATGTTGTATACCTCACCAAAACCATCTTTTATTTCAGAGGCAAGAATGTTTGCTTTAACTACGTCTGATATATGTGTAAAATCTCTGCGCTGAGATCCATCACCAACTACTGTCAGTGGCTTACCTTCTTCATGTTGCTTTAAAAATAAACCTATAACTGGTGCATATTGACCCTTTAATGGCTGTCTATCTCCATAAACATTAAAGTATCTAAGAGATACGGTCTCTAGTCCATAAAGATTATAGTATACCCTTGCAAGGTTTTCACCAAAAACTTTAGCAGTAGAATATGGTGTTAGCGGGTCAGAAGGCTGTGTTTCTATGTTTGGAAGAATTGCTTTCTTACCATATGCAGAGGATGTGCTTGAATAAATAAATCTTTTTACTTTATTAATTCTAGATAACTCAATAACATTTGCAGTTCCTACAGCGTTTGACTCAATAGACTTTCTTGGATTTAAGATTGCTGGTTGTATTCTTGCATCAGATGCAATGTGAAAAACATAATCAATGCCATTAAATAAATGTGAAATCTTATCGTAATCACAAATATCATACTTATAGTTGTTTGCTTTTGGATTCCAGTAGAACTGTTCGTGACATTCTGCTGACTCATTATCTATACAGATAACCTTGTGACCAAGTTCTATTAGTTTGTCAACAAGATTTGAGCCAATGAATCCAGCACCGCCTGTTACTAAGCAGTTCATTTTAATCCAAGTTCTTCTAGAATTGCTGACCATCTATTAATATATGTGTGCTCCGTTTTTGTTCTTTCATGACCAGCCATGCGTATCTTTTCACGCTCAACATAATCTTCTAAATACTTATCTATCTTGCTTGATAGGTCTTCAAGGTTTCCGTGTTCATAAAAAACAATTTCTTTGCCATCCTCAAAGTATTCTTCAAGACCTTCGATGCGAGGGTAGATAGTAAAACCACCACGACCAGTACTTTCAAACAATCTATCACTTGTATAGTAAGGATATTTAAATCCTATGTTAAGACTATCACCAATAGCAATCCTTGTTCGTGCATAAATTTTATTTAAAGATCGGAA